CCGGGGCCGGCGCCGGCAAACATCGTCGCCACCTGCAGCGGATCGTTGAGCGTGCCCTTGAAGCCGCCATAGAAGGCGCTGGCAAATCCGCCGATGGTGGTGCGGCTGGCCATCAGCCTGCCGAGATCCTCGTCGGCGCCCCTGGCCAACGCCAGCGCATCCTGCTCGAGCGGCACGCCGGCCCGAATGCTGTCCTTTTTTTCCGGAAACTGCGCCTCGAGGCCCTGCAGCCATTCGCTGAATTTCTGGCCTTCCTTTTGGGCATTGGTCGGCATGGCCGGGCCGGCCTTCAGTTCCGCCAATGGGTCCTGCATATACATCGGCAGGCGCGGCTTCTGCCGATCGGCAAAGTCCAGCTGTTCGGCAATGCGCAGCGGGTTCTCGACTGTCTGGCCAGTGGCGGCATGCACGGCGGCAATGCGGGCATCGTAGGCGTCATAAAGCGCCTGGTAGCTGGAATTGGTGTTGTCGACCAGCCGCATCTGTTTTTCGGCGGCATCGGCGATCTCGCCCAATCCGGCCACGCCGCCGGCGGCGGTGAAATTCGATGGCACGGCGGCGTCGTAAAACCATGCGCTCATTGCTGCCCCTCGAACACATCGGCGCGGTTTGGCGTGACCACCGGCGCGGCGGCCTTCTCGCGTGCGATCCTGTCGAGCTGGCGGATGTCGAGCAGCCAAGGCTTGCCATCCGGTGCGATCAGATAGGCCGGATCGTCGCTCTGCGGATCGTTTGACGTGACGCGATAGAGCCCGTCGCCGACCGAGACCAGATAGCCGTCGCGGATCTGGCTTGCCGAGACCGCCACGCCGTTGATGCTGCCGAGCGGCGGCAACCGCTCAAGCTGCCTTGCGGTCAACCCGCCCAGCAGCTCGTCCGGCCGATCCTTGGCCATCAGCGGCGGCACGATGATTTGCAGGTCGTTGACCAATCCGAGACCGCCGGTCTCGACACCGGAGATTTTCTGGCCGCCCAGTGCCCTGTCCAGCGCCTTCTGATAGGCAAGGTCGGCGACGCTGCCTGCTGTCTTGATGTCGGCCGGATCGAAACCCTGTTCGGCCGCCATCTTCTCGAACAGCAGGTTGGCGGTGGCAAGCGCCGCATTCTGCATCTGCGGTTGGCTGGCCAGCGCGCCCGCCAGCATGGTGCTGCCGCGCGTTTCCAGCCTGCCGGCTTCCGGCATCTTTACCGAATAATCCTTGCGCGCCTTCATCACCGAAATCGCCGCGACATCGCGGGCCAGCGACGCATCGCCGGTCGAAACCGAGAGCCCCACGGCATGCGCCATGACAGGCCCGTCCTCGGAAATTTCGCGCATCGCCGCCGGCGTATCCTTGCCGAAACTCTTGGTGACATTGAGCGTGAACGCCACCATCGCATCCGGATTGGCCATCGCCTGGCTGACCACTTGCGCCGCCTCTCCGGGCCGGAAATAGCGCACCGGCACGCCGAAATGGTTTGCCGCGGCAAGTGCGGCGCCGCGCCGATAGGCGAGCGCATCGCGAAGCGCTGCCGGATCTTTCAATCCGTCCAGCGCGATCGGCGGTGTGGCCGGAATGATGCCGAAACTTTCGGCCACTCCGAGCGGATCGACGGTGAGGTTCTTGCGGACTTCGGCAATCTGGGTGCGGGCGAATTCCACGTCCTCGACGCTGGCCTTGTCGCGGTCGCCCTTGAGGATCGCATCCAGCTTACCCTCCACCGCGTCGATCGGCTGGGTCCGGAGCGCGGTGGCCAGCCGCATGCGGGCATCGGTGGACGCGATGATCTCGTCGCCATGCGGGGCGGTGAGCGCATCGGTGCGGATGCGGGCAAGGTCGGACGCCGCCACCGGCTCGCCGCGCAACAGGCGATGAAACACGTCGTCGCCGCGCGCCATCAGGTCCTTGTCTGCCTTGTCGTCATTGGTGCGGCGGGTGCCAACGGCGCTTGAAAGCCCCTGCTCGATATCGGTCCAGTCGCGGGCGGAAACGCCCTCGAGCTTGCCGGCTGCATAATCCGCCTTCATCTGGCCATGCAGGGTCTCGATTTCGTCGGCCTTCAGGCCCTCGGCCTGCTTCAGGTAATAGGGCACCACCATTGCCGATTTGCTTTCGGCCTTGGCCTTGGAGGCTTCGCCGGGTGTCAGGATGCCGCGCGACACGGCGCTGTCATAGTGGCTGTCGATCGTGCCCTGCATGTCCGCCAGCAGGCCGGAGGATTGCGGGTCGCGCGGATCGATGCCGGCCATCATCTGGCTTTTGCGATCCTCGAGCCCGGAAATCCGGTCGATGAAATCGACGCGATCGATCTGCTCCTGTTTCTTGGCCTGATCCTGCCTGGCCTGCTGCACCAGCCCGAAGGCGTTGGACTTGAATGACAGCTCATATTCCGGCGCGACCTCAGGAAAATAGACACCCTCGCGCTTGTGGTCCTCGAGCAGCCGCCCATATGCGGCCTCGAGCTGGGCCGGATCGTCCTTGTACTTGTCGTAAATCTCGGCCTGTTCCTGCACGATGGTCATTTTTGCCATTTGCAGCCAGGTGCGGGTTCCGGCGACATCGTAGGCGCGGCCATAGATGGTATTCTGGCCGGTCGGCCGGAACGTGCCTGATTTGCCGGGCGTGATTTCAAGTGGTGTCCGGACTGCCGTAACCGATGGCCTTGCATCGCGATCGGCCGGCAGGACGGCGACCACGGAACGATTGTTTCCGGCATGTACTTTCGAGGTCCACAGTTCGGCGAACTGGCCGGCCGTCATATCGGCATTGCCACCATTGAGCTTGACGGCATTGGCTCCCACGATATCGACGGCGCGCGCATCCGGGTTGGACAAGAGCTTTGCCGCCCCGGCCATGCCCTGCTGATGCGCAAGATAGAGTTCGCCCGGCGTCGCATCGCGCCCGAGCTGTTTTTTCAGATAGGCTGCATTGTCGGCCATCAGGCGGGCGCCGGCATCGGCCGATTGCGCCGGATCGAACTTGTCGCGCAAGCCATATTGCCGCGCCGTGCCGTCGATGAACTGAAACAGCCCGCCGGCACTGGAATTCGGGTTGGCGGCGGCTGGATTGAAGCCACTCTCGATGCGGGCGACTTCCGTCAAGGTCTCGCGATCGACGCCATGCGCCGCCGCAGCCTTGTCGATCAGGCTCTGGATTTCCGGCCGCGCCACGGTCACGCGAATGCCCTTCTGGGTGACGGCCTGCGCGCCGGCGATATGGCCGGCCTGTCCGTTAATGCTGGCGGTGCCGGTGACATCGCCGCCCTCGATCGTGGCGGGCGTCGGTGCTCCGGACATGGCTGCAGTGCGGCCGTCGCGTTCCCCGGCGAACTGCGCTTCCTGTTCGGCCCTGGCGGCAAACGTATCGGCAATGCGGGCAAGGCCGGCAGCGACGCGGCGTTCGAGATCGCCATCATAGCGCTCGATCGGCAGCAAGCCCTGCTGCAGCACCGGCTGGGTCTGGAATGGACGATAGGAAACCTGTTCCTGCCTGCGGTTCATGTTGCCGGCCCTCCGATGCTGGACAGCCTGGCAAAGCCGGTCAGGCCGGTGGTCAGGCCCTCGAACACGCCGGCCAGCCGCGCCTTGCCGGCCATGCGCAGATATTCCTTGCGGCGCAATTCCAGCCGGTCGACGGTCGATCCGGTTGTCCAGGTGTTGGAATTGGCGGCAAAGTCGCCCTCGCGGAAGGCCGCCTTGCGCGCCTGCGCCGGCGTGCCGAAGGTCAGGTCGGCACCCGAGGCGGCGGTCGCCGTATCGATATCGCCGACCGCCTGCATGGTGGCGCGCTTGATCTCGTTGCGGCGCTGCAGCCCCTGGATCACCTCGAGCGGTTTCTGCATCTGCGCATCCTGCGCCTGCGCCTTCAGCTCGTCGGCTTTGGCGTTTCCGGCGGCGATCGACGACACCGCCGACAGCAGCGTCGCGCCGCCCGACAGCACCTGACTGAGAGAGAAGCCGCTGGCGGCGGTGGCGGCCACCGGCGCGGCGGCCGTGGCGGCGGCGGGTGCGGCGGCGCCCGCGAATGCTCCGAACAATAGTTGCATCAGAATGTGCCCCTCAAAACTTGATCCCCGGCATGTAATCGCGCAACCGCAGTTTTCCCGGCCGCGTCTGGGTGATGACCACGGTTGGCCCATCGGCGACGCCCATCAGTCCGGCCACCTCGATCGCGCCGGTGAACGGCAACGGCGCGGCCGTGAGATCATCGCCGGCCCGCGTCAGCGGGACGTTGCGCGGCGTGCGGCCATTGGCCGATATGGCGACGCTTTCGGTGTCGATCAGGCTGGCGGTGACGGTGTGGACGCGGGCCGGCCGCTGCAGCACCTCTTCATTCGGCAGCAGCCGGAAATACGGCATGCTCTCGAAATAGGGCGGCTGCCACAGGCCGACCTTGGCCGCCTTGCCGAAATGGCCGGTGGTGATCCTGCCGGAAACGACTGTGTATGGACCATCGACATAGCCGTCGATGCGGGCCCAGACCTGATCGCCCTCCAAGATGCCGAGACCGGTAACGATGCCGGTGAGATCGGTTGTCGTGTCGATCGCGCACTGAAACAGGTTGTCGTCGGCCTCGTTCATGATTTCCAGCGTCAGCGTGCCGCCGCGCTTGATCACCATCCACAGCCGGTCGGAACCGTCCAGGCAGATATCGCAGATGAAACCGTCATTGGCGGCCTTCCATTCGCAGAACGCCGTGATCTCCTGGTCGCGGATCGACACGCCCATGACGAGCCTGCCGTCGTCGCGCAGCTCCCAGACGCGCGGCGTGGTCGATCCGGCGATCTTGCGCTGCACGCACTGGCGGCGGATGCCTGATATCAGATGGGTGGCAAGCAGGTCTTCCTGTGTCGGCACGAAGCTTTCCGAGACCGCGTCGTACTTGATCGAATGCAGGCTGGAACCGTCTTTGGAAATGAAGATGGTGCGGCCGTCGAACTTCTGCGGCTGCACGCCCTTGCGGGTGCCGATCTCCGACGCCAGCACGAAATTCAGCGGTTCGGTTTGCTTGATAACGCGGTTGTTGATGAACCATTCGCCCTGGTCGGTAAACACCAGCAGATAGGCGTCTTCGGTGACGGCAAGGATCCGCTGGCTGGTTTCGGTGCGCAGCCGCTCGAGGCGGGCGGCATTGTCACCCTGCTTGGTGATGTCGAGATCGAAATATTCACCTGTCTTGCTCATACCGATCGAGGCGCGCTCGGCCTTGGCGCCGAAATAGACCGCGCGATCCTGATAGAGCATCATGCCGGCAAAGCCGCCGCGGGTTGGCGAAATCAGCGCCTCGAGCGCGGTTTCGCCGGTCTGGGTATGGGCGACGAGCGTCGATGCATCCGAGGTATTGACGACAAGGCAATCGAACTCGTATTCGACGCCGGCGCTGTCGCCATCGAACGTCACCTTCAGCACGCGGTAGAACGGCGCCGTCTCGCCAGGCAGGTAGACGCAGGTGACGCCCGAGGTGATCGACGGCAGCGCGTTGAGCGCGGCGGCGATGTTGGCGGCAAACATGTTGTAATCGGCCGTGGTCGCGCCGCCGGCGGTCGATGGCGCCTTCGGCTCCAGCGTGCCGGCATCGACGAACACCACGGCCTCGCTGTCCTCGCCATCGACGGTCAACGACACGGTAAGCCGCGCCGTGGTTTCGATATAGCGCAGGTAGATGTACCAGATATCCGGCGTCTTGGTGTAGGTTCCGCCGAGATCGACCTTCGGCACGCTTTCATAGGGCCAGTTTGTCAGCGTCCAGTCTGTTTGATCATCCGGATTGCGAAACAGCTTTATGCCGAAATCGTCATCCTCGTGAAAGATGCCGACCGTGTTGGCCTCGCCATAGAACTCGTATTCGTCCAGCCGGTCGGCGGTGATGCGCGGTGTCGTGAAAACCTTGACCAACTCGCCATTATTGGCCCGATAGATGCGTATCTTGTTTTCTGTCAAGACCAGTATGTAATGGATGAAAGATGTTGTCCGCAAACAGAATAGCCGGCAATTTTCGGATATGACCGTGTCGATAAAGGTCGTTCCGGGCGCCAGCCGGAAACCGCTTTGCGGCACCGGCTCGAGGTTGATCATCCGTCGGGCTCCGGAATAATACTGTTTCAGCCCGACCTTGGCATGCAGGTCTGGCGACAGCTCGCCGGCATTGAGCGAGGATTTGAGCGGACCCTGATTTCGGATGGAAAAGTTCTTCATCCGAACTGTCCCGCCCAGGAGAAGAACGGATCACCGGAGCCGGTGCGCGCCGCCGTCAGCGGATCGCCGTCCAGCAGCGGATTGGCCAGCGGTTCGGCACTCATGTCCTGGGCGATCAGCCGGCCGAACAGGCCGCCGGTTCCCTTTTCGCTCGGGGTGCCGAAGGCTTCGGTCATCAGATCCTGCGCCAGCCCCTTGTCCTGATAGACCGGAACGGCGAGCGCGCCGGCCAGCGCCTTGACGAAGGCGGCGCGAAAGGCGGCATCCCAGTCGCCCGGCTCGATGATGCGGCGAAGCGTGGCCCAGACATCGCTGCAATTGGCATAGACCGTGGCGCCCTCGATGGCGTAATTGCGCAGCAGGATCGGGTTGGATCCAGCCTGCTGCAGAAACGCCTTGGGTGGGCCGATGCGGTCTCCCGGCAGCGCGAATGCCTTCGACCAGCCGTTGATCGGCACTTCGGCAAGGGAAGTGAGCTTGACTGTCTTGCGCGACCAGCTCCAGTCATGCAGGGCAAAGACGTGATCGACGACGCGTTGCCAGGTGTTTTCGATCTGCATCGACAGATCCGAACCGTCGTCTTCGGAAAACATCGCGCCGGCGCCCAGCTCGGTCAAAGCCCAGTTGATGATCATGGCGCGGTCGATCGGCATGGAAAGCTCCTTGACATCAGGCGAAGCCGCAAGGCCAGAGGCCGTCGCGGACGTTTCCGCGCCCCGCCTGGAGCGCTATGGCGCGTGAAGGCAGAAGACAGCAGAAAGCCCGCCGATAATGGCGGGCTTCCGAGTGGCTTAAATGCGGAGTGCGATCAGGCCGCCGGGCTGTCGATGGCGGTGACGAGATCGCCGGTGGCGCTCCAGGTCGTGACCCTGACAATGGCGAAGTTCGGCGTGCCATCAACATCGGCGACAGCAAAAATGATCGATGACTTGGTGAGCGCGTCGCGCGCCGCATTGAAATAACCGTCCGTCGTGAGTTCGGCGAGGGTGTCGTTGGTGGCGTAGGTAAGCCAGTGGACCTTGACGCCGGAAGCAAGAATGTTGCTGGAAAAGCGGCGAAGCTGGGTCTTGTCGAAAGCTGCCATGGAAATTCTCCGTTGTTTGGCTTGGGAAAGGCGCCGGCATCGCTGCCGGCATCCATGTCAGGTCAGATGCGGATGGCGGTCTTGATCGCCAGCATGCGGATCTTCTTCACGCCCTCCGGCAGGATGCCGAGCGCGGCCGACGACAGCTGCACCTTGCAGACATACGGCGTGCCCTCGAAATTCGGCAGCGGATCGATGGTCATGTTCTCCTGATCCCACCAGGTTTCCTCGCCGACCGCGTTCTGCGTCCAGGCGAAGGTGTCGAGGTAGTTGGCGCCGGTGAAGCCGGGTGTGCCGGCAACATAGGCACCGGTGCCGTAGATGAAATATTCATCCGGGATCGAGAAGATATGCACGCCGTTGAACGTCTTTTTCTTGGTCTTGGTGCCATTGGCGAACGGCAGGTTGGCCGGGCCGGTGTAATCGGAATTGTTGAATTCGCGATAGAAGCACAGCTGGCTCATCCAGACCTGCGGGATCGCCCAGAAGCATTCGTCATCCGAGCCGGCGCCGACAATCTGGTCGGTAATGTTGACGGCATCGGTGATATCGACGCGGGCGGTGCCGTCGCCGATGGTGGCGATGGTGTTCGGTCCATCCGTCAGCGCGCCGCCGGCGGTGGCAAAGGCACTCAGGGCCGCGAGTTTCAGGCTGTCCTTCTTGCGGCGGATCGACTTGGTGAGATCGTCGGCAAGCTTGGCCTTGAGGCTCGGCCCCATGCGCTTTTCGTCCTGCATGCGGAAATAGACCGCCGCTTCGTAATCGTCGGTGGTCAGCGTCACCATGTCGAGATTGACGCTGGACGGATTGACCGTCTGGATTGCGCCGGTGAGCTTGTACATTTCGATGCGGCCGCCGCCGACCGGAAACTTGACGGTGCCTGCCGAGCTTTCGCCCTTCATCATCGTGCCGTCGAGATGGCCGCCCTTTGCCTGATAGCGGGCGGACACCATGCCCTTGATTTCTTCACGGAACCATGTGGAAACTGCCATGGGAAAACCCTCATAGGTGTGATTGACGAGAAAACACCGTGAAGGCCGATTAGCCGGTCATTTGGCAGGGTCCGGTGAGGGATAGCCCGCTACTCGACCAGGTCGCTCCCGCCGGTATGCAGCACCAAGACTGCCACCTGCGGGAGAGCCTTAATTGCGAGCGCATGGCGGGCGCGGCGGCAAAGCCTATCCGCCATGGACGGCGCGGCCGTCCTTCTGCAGCTGGTCATAGCTGGCCTGGCTGAATTTCGGGTCGCCCCAGGTATTTTCCGGCAGGGTCTGGCGGCGGGCGATTTCCGCCTTCGGATCGGCTACCGCGCCCGGCTGGCCACCCAGCAGCGGACCCTTGCCGCCGGCATTCTGCGCCCGGAAATGCTCGATGAACTGATGGCCGACGGCGCGGTCGCCCAGCATCGATTTGGCGAAATCGACCGCTTCCCTGGAAAGGCCCGGTTGTCCTGCCTGCGCTACCTGGCTGTCGAGCCAGGCGTAATTGTCGTTCATCCGCCGTTCGCGCGCTGCCTTCTGTTCCGGTTCCGGCAGGTGTTTGGCGACATCCGGCGTCAGCGCCGTGCGCTCGGCTGCCGTGTCGATCGGCGGCTCGAACAGCCCGAGCTCGGCGCCGACCGTCATCATCTGGCGGGTCAGCCCCTGGAACTTGGCCAGCGGAATGCCCTCGGCCTTGGCATATTCGGTCATGCGATCGAACAGCTTGTCGTTGGTCAGCGTGTCCATGAACGGCTTGATGGCCGGATCGATCTCGCCGAAATCCTTGTAGGCCTCGGCCTTTTCAGGCACGTCGCCCATGTCCTTGCGAAAGCCGTTGACCGATTTCAGCAGCTTGTCGATCGTCTCCTGGTCGGTGGCGCCAAGCAGGTGATCGGCGATACCCTCCGGCTTGTAGGCCGCCGCCGGTGTCCCGGGAGGAGACACCGGCGGGGCTCCATCTCCCGGAACACCAGCAACGGGAGGGGGAACGGGTGGAGCGTCGGCCGCGGGCGGTGCGACGGGCGGTGTGGCGGGCGGTATGGCGCCGCCAGGGCCGCCGGGTGGATCGTCGCGCAGAATAGCGTCGGTGAGGCTGGTGAAGAATTTCATGGTCTTGCTCCTGGTGTTTTAGCGTGCCTTGGCGTCCACGGCCTTTTTGCCCCGGGCGATGGCCGCCAAAAGTAGTTCGCCCGGAAGATTGATGCCCTCGCGCTTGGCCGCCCACAGCGCGGTTTCCTCGATCGTCTTGCCCATGCAGCGATAGGGCGCGCGCAAGGTCATATCCATGAACCATTCGAAGAATTCGCGGCCCTGCGGCGTGGTCGACAGCGCATAGATGAATTTCGCCAGATCGTCCTTCGGCGCCAGCATGTCGTCGATCTTGTCGGCGGAAAAGACGCCAGAAAGCGCATCGCGCAACAGATCCTCGCTGGCATCCGCGCCCAACAGATCGAATGGCATGGCATCACGGGTGCTGCCCATCAGAACGGTGCTCATAGGCCGAAATCCCTATTCTTATCGAGTTCCGTGCAGGCGCTTTCGCGGATATCGTGGAGATCAAGCGCATGACCGGCGGGCGTCACCTTCACGCGCTTTCGGCCCAGATAGAATTCCACGAGCCCGGCTTCCTCGAGTTTGCTCCATGTCGCACGCATGACACCGGCGCGATCGCCACCGGCACACAGCACTTTTGTCTTGTCGAAGACGCCGTCGCCATTGCGGCGGATCAGCCATTTGAGTGCAGCCTTTTGCGCGTCGCCAATTATGCTCATTACGCGGCTTCCTGTTGCTTGGCGGCCATGTCGGCAATCGCCTTCGGGGCATGCTTGGCGGCCTGTTCGGCCATCATCATTTCAAGCTGCTGCTGTTTTGCCGCGGCCATTTCCTGCATCACGGCTTCGCGCTGTTCGGCCGTCGGAATGATATCCGGATCGACCTGGAAGCCCTTGGCGAAACGGTCCAGCATCGTTTCCTCGTTCTCGTAGAGGCGGGCACGTTCCGGCCCGGCAATCATCTGGACGATCTCGTGATAGTTGGCGAGCGTCGCCAGCCGGTCGGCATTGAGCGCCGCCGCCATCGGAGAGCGGACGCGCACCGCCACCAGCAGATTGTCGATGTTCTGCACCGTTTGCAGAAACCGCTGTTCATGCAGGATCTCGGCGGCGCGCGGCACGACGACCGGCATGATTTCCGACACCAGCCGCCCGAAGGCGCCGATATGGACATCGGCATTCTGGCGAAGGCGGCCGGTGATTTCGGAGGCGGCGCGCGGCGTGCCCTGATAATCCGGCAGGCGGGTGTCGAACATGCTTTGCTTGACATCGTCCCGCAGGTTGCCGATCAGCATCTGGCCGACATTGAGGTTGCCGTTGGCCGGATCGAGGCGCTGCACATCCGGGCCCATGATGCCGCCGGTCGATTGCATCGGCCAGAATTCGCCGGGCCCCATGCGCACCGTGTTGGGGTTGAAGGTGCCGCCGGCGCGATAGGCCCAGATGCCGAGCATCTGGATGGCGGCCGATTTCAGCGCCAGTTCCTGCGCCTTGTTGAGCGTCTTGATCGCCGGCAGCGCCGTGAGCACCACGCCACGGCCATAGGCTTCGCCCGGAATGCGATAATAGCGCGGCACGGCGATCGGCTGGGTGCGCATCCGCTCATGGACGATCTCGCTTTCCATGTTGTCGATGCGGGCAATGAAATGCCAGCCGCCGCCCGGCTGCGCGTCCCTGTACCAGATCTGGTAAAGCTCGATTTCCTCATGCGGATGCGTGACGTTGCGATCCCGGAAATCCTTCGGCCAATCGGCATTCGGCCACATCTGATAGACCTGGTCGCGCTCCGGACGGGTTTTCCAGCTGATGCCGTTGGGCTTGCCGAACAGGTCTGTCCAGATGGCGATTTCATCGAACGGAATGGTGGCGAACCTGAGCGGTTCATAGGCATCGCCCTTGATCGGCAGGATGGCGGCGGTGCCCATGGCGAGATCGACGCAGGCCTCGTGCACCGACGTATCCCATTCGCCGGTCATGAAAAACGGCTGCATGATCTTGGCCGTCTTGTCGAGCTCGCGATTGACCGTCTTGACCGCCTCGGCGCCGGCGGCAATCGTCAGCGCCTGAATGGCGATCGGACCGGCCTCGATGACGAAGCTTTCTTGGCCCGGCGGAAACAGATCGCGCTGCAGGCGTCCGGCGAAATACATCGCAGCCATCGGTGCGGTCATGTCGTAGAGTTTTGGCGTTTCCCGCAAACGCGCCGCCGATGGCTTGCGCTGCGGCACCGCGAAATCATAGGCATCGCGATAGATGCTGTCCCAGGGCCCGCGCGCCGTCCACGCCTTGTCCGATCGGTTGATGACGGCCTTGAAGGCTTCGGGAGCGAGCGGTGGGGCTTCCATCAGGCGGCACTGCCAAGTGTTTTTGCCGCCGGTTCCGGGCCATCCTCGAACAGCCGGCGGCCGCGCGGCGCCCTGCGGCTGGCGCCGATCACCGCGCTCTGGCGGTTGACCTCGGAAATCTGGCGGTCATTCGACACCGCCTGCAGACGGCGCTGTTCGCGGGCTGCCTTCTCCGCGTCGTTGCCTCCGAACAGTCCTGACAGTAGGCTCATTTGCGGGCTCCCGTTTCGCATGGATCGCAAAGATCCATCGATAGCGATGATCCGGATCGGGCCGGAAGCCGACGATCCGCGCCATCCGGACGCCAGCCCGGTTTTCCGGCACGACGTAGCAGATGATGGTGCCATCTTCGGCCATGCGGCTCAGGATTAAGTGCGCAGCCCGGCACAGCTCTCGCATGCGTGCGCGTGCACGCGAGGCAATCGCCAGACACAGCTCCCGTCGCCCGGCGCCATCCGGCACGATGAAGGCGGCCGCGATCGGCTCGCCATCATCGAAAACCATCACTGTCTCGCCGGCCTGGTGCATGGCGATCATCATCTTGCGGACGCGCGGACGCCCGCCGGCAAACGACCAGCAATCCTCAAGCGATGCGGGCGAGGCGAGCGTGATCAAATCTTGAAATCCATCCGGTCGATCTGAACCGGCTGCTGGGCGCGGCGAGCCTGCAGGCTGGTGACATTGGCGGGCAAAGCGGACTTGGCGGCATCCCTGGCCAGTGTCGCCAGTCCCAGATACCCGAGGCAGCGGTATTGCTCGCCATCATGCGGGTGCGAATACTCGTTCTTGACGACTTGCGTCTTGTCGGTTTCTCCGGACGAGGCTTTTTTGCTGAATTTGTAGTGCGCCTCGAAACCGCCGATCATGCGCTTGCAGGACGGATCGATGAGATAACCCGGCGTGTGGCCGTCGATACTGTGATTGAGATAGTGCTTGACGGCCTCCTGGCGGATCGCCGGTTCGTTGGATGGCGCCGGCACGATCGGAAACCGCACCACCTGCATCAGCGTGTTCATCCAGTGAAATTCGCCGGTGGCGCTGTCGGCGCCGTACCAGGCCGCCGGATCGCCCCATGCGCCGATGATCGGAATACCGGCAAAGCGGCTCATCAGCACCGCCAGGATCATCTGTCCGAAGCGGGTCGGCCCGGTGCCGGGATCGGAAACAACCTCCGCCAGCAGCCGGCTCTGGCCATAGGGCGACTGCTGGCCGATGGTGGCGGCTGGCGAACCGCCGCCATCGATGCCGATGGTCAGGCCCCATTCGCGCACCGGCGTGATAGTCTGGTCGGCGACATGGGTGATGCGGTTGAAATAATTCTCGTAGACCGGCGTGCTGTCGCGCGAATAGGCCGGCAGCGAATGCACCATGCGGCGCACAAGGTTCTGATCCTTGGTGGTGGCGGCTTCCATCTCGTAGGACGAGCGCGGCTTGCCGGCGCGGTTTTCGGCGCGTGGATCCAGCCCGCCCGGCTGCCAGAAGCCAGTCCAGCCCGGCGTCGCATTGGTGACGATCTGGCCCGGCTTGCCACTGTCTCCGAACGGCACGGTATAGGCCGGATTGTCGATATCGGGCGGGTTCATGTCGCCCCAGACGATGCGCGGCAGCACCGTCTCTCCATCCTCGACGCTCATGCCCAGCGATGCCATCATGCGGCGGCCATCCATCGACACGCGCTCGAGCTCGACATCGGCGATGTTGCTCAACGGCGGATAACGGCCGCAACGCTGCAGAAACACCGGCAGCGTGTTGGGCGGCAAAAGATCGTATTCGTTGGCCCAGGCATAGGTGATTTCGTAGCCCTTGGCGAAGGCCTCGAGGTCGTTGTCGCCAATCGCGCCGGTTTCCATGATGAACTCGACATTGACCATGGTCTTGCCGCGCAATGCCCTAAATTGCAGCGTGTGCTTGACCGGGCGGTCCTGACCGCCCTCGTGGGCGGCGGTCCATTCGTGTTTTTCCGGAAAGATGTTGTACCAGCTTTCGAGCGCCGTTCGGGCAAAGCTGCGATAGGTGTCACGCACGCAAAGCATCTTGACCCGCACCCAGCCATCGCGGCCGACCGGCGCATATTCCGCAGCCAGCCGTGGACCCTTGACGCAGCTCGCCACCGTCTTGCCGGAACCGCCGGGCCCCATGATCGCGCCAATCGGGCCGCGATGCTTGATATAGGCATCGCCGATCGGGCCCGGCGGAATGTAGCTCGGCAACTCGATAGTACCCATGACCCGCGATCCCTCAACAACCCGAAACCCGCGCGCGCCCGTGCCCGCCCGGCACCCATGAATTTAGGAGCGTGGCGAGACCCTTAAGCGGGCAATCGATCCGGGCGGTGTGTGTGACAACCGACACCCCAACCGGGGTGGCCGCGCGCGATTTTCAAAGCGCGCCCGGGCGCGATTGCGCCAGGCGGCGAGGGGGCGGGGTGGGTCGGAGCGGCGCGGTTCGCCCGCGCGCGAGGCTCCGGCTGGCGGGTGCCTTTAACTTTTGGTTAAACGTAGCATCAATGATTTCAACAGGTTGCGGCTGGTGCGATTTTGCGGCGTGATGTCTCACGCGCCAAGTCGTTGAAATCATTCACTCGGCGTATCGGTCTCGTTGTCGATCGTGAACGCCTCGACATAGCGTCCGCCGGTGCGCTCCATATCGGCGAGCGAGACGATCTGCATCACGCCCAGCTTGCGTTCCTCGACATGCACCTCGGTCGGGCGCTTGCTCTCGAAATACGGCAGCAGTTCGGCATTGGCCTTGATTATCATGGCAAACGCATCCGATGGCGTCACGCGTCCGGCCTGCGATCCGTCCGACAGTTCCGCCGCCAGTTCGTGCGGATCGGAATTGGCGATGTCCAGCAGGTTCTGGCCGGGATGGCGATAGCCCATGCGCAGCATCGTGTCGCGCCAGGACGATTTGTTCTGGCTGCCCTTCGGCCTGCCTCTCCCGCGCCCGGAAGCCTCGGCCATGGTTGACGCGACATGCTTGACCGGCCCGGCGAACAGCGCGGCCTGCTCGTCCACCTCGTCCAGCATCAGAGACGACTGCTCCGGCGCATCCGCACTCCCGAACCCGCTGACGAGATCGCTCATGACCGCTTCCACCGTCGCCCTCGAGGTGCCGACCTTGGCCGCACGCAACGGATCGGGCGCGATCTCGCCGCCGCCAGTTCGATCCGGGCCGCTGGCCTGCCGATCGCCGCCGCCGCCTGGGCGATCCGCCGCCGCGCCGGAAAATTTTTCGGCGGCGTGTGTGCCCTCAGAAGCCCCAGATTTGCCGGTTTCGTCGCTCATGCCGACTATTTCCCCAATATTTTAATCCGTTACATCAGTTACAGTCTGTTACAGCATTTTGTTACGGCGATTTGCCAGCGTTTTCATAGAGTTATATACACCCGTTACAGAATTACATGGATTTGATTGTTCCTACACACATGCGCGCGCGCGTATGAAGCTTCATATTTGCTGTAACGTGTAACAGTTCTATTCATCCCATTGATTTTATTGATTTATCGTTGTTACAGGCGCTGTAACAGGCTGTAACGGCTGTAACGCCCGAACCCATCTCCGGCCCGAAAGGCATTCCGGCTCAATCTCACACGGATCGCGCCGCCTTTGTTGCCCGCACGCCGCAAGGCGGCTCATGCCGACGTCCATCAGGACCATCGGTCCGCATGGACGTAAAGGCGTGTAAAGCCGCCGAAGCGAATAGCGGGTGGGCTCCGCTTTTCCTTCCCCGAGGGGTGGGGGAAAAGATTAAATGCGGCGGCCAAATGGGCGGGGGATTTGATGGATTTGCGACATGATGTCGATAATCTAGCCAGAAAATAAAATATCACAATATGATATTTTGTCATTGACATAATATCAGAATGTGATATCTTTAAATCATCGAAACGGCCAAGGCCAAACAGGAGAATGACGATGCGCACGACCATCAAGATCACCGCACACAATGAAGTCACCCTCACCGCGATTGACCCGGCCACCTCCGAAGAAGTGACCCGCGTCTTCTGGATTTCCATGAGCGGCGGATACATCCGCGAAGGCGCCGATCACAGCGCGTCCAACCCGCAGGTTTGCGACGGCCTTACCAAGCGCGGCTACACGCTCGAAGCTTCCAACGCAAATGATCTGCTGGCTATCATCCGCCGCGAATGGGCCAAGTCCCGCAAGGTTGCAGCATGACCCCCGACGAATTCCACCAATGGCTGGCCGATGTCAAATCTGCCGGCCTCGCCAAGACTGACCGCGAGGCGCTGGCGCTGATCGGCAAGAAAAGCCCGACCAGCGCTCTGGTCTATAAAGAGCGCGGCACTGACACCACCACGGCGCTCGCCTGTGCCGCCGTGCTGGCTGGCCTCGCCGCCTATCCCTGATCCGCATCATCATTGCCCGCAAAACAAAAGGCCCGCTCTCGCGGGCCTCTCTCATTGTCCTGCAGCGGTGCGCCTAGTCCTCCATCCCGGCATGCTTTTCGTAAGCCGCGATATCCACCAGCAGGCAGCGGTGCGCCACCTTGGAGATCCGGTTGACATAGCCGCTGGAGAACTTGCGCGGCACCACGGCCTCCGGCGCCTGTTTCAGCGCCACGATCCATCCGCCCTCGCGGTAGGGGCCGTCGCCAAAGATCTTGTCCAGCGCCGGGTGAGAGGGCGGCACCGCCAGCACATAGCCGGGCGAGGGGTCGCCGCTGGGCCGCAAGCCCAGCCCGGCATGCGCCAGCTCCTCGCGCGCCTCGTCCAGCTGCAGTTGTTTTGTCTCGTATTGCTCCAGCACCTTGCCCACCGTCTTGCGCGTGCCGGACTTGTAGCTGTCGATCGTCGCCGACAGCAGCTTCTCGATCACGTCCTGCCATTTTTCCAGCTGCTCGGCCAGCTCGGCCGATGTCGCGTGACGGATGATCTCGATCACCGCCTCCTCGTCGATCGCCAGCCCCTCGCCGGATGTCCCGGCCATCGATGGCATGCCGGCATCCACCAGGCCGGCGACGCTGACCAGCAGCTCGGCCGCCGCCAGCAGCGTGCCATAGGTGTCGATCGCCCGCGCATCGAAGCCGACCTTGTTGAGAATGACTTTCCAGCGCGGCAGCAGCACGTCCTGAAAATGGCTCCAGCCGTCCATGATCTGGCGCAGCACCATGCGGCCGGCCTCGTCGGAAATCACCGGATAGCGGCCGTGCCCCTTGTCGAGCTTTTTCAGGTTGAGGATCGCCATGCGCGATTTGTCCTGGACACCGAGCGGCGGGTGCATGATCGCGGAAAACAGGAACGAGCTGCGCAGCTCGAATTCCACGCCATCATGGTTCTGGCCGCCGCGATAGAGTTTGGCGCCGGAATAGGCCTGGCGGGCCAGCTCGATGATCGTCTGTTCCTTGTCGCCTCGCGCCTTGGCCTCGAATTCGTCGACCGCCACCGGCCGGCTGTCGTGCTTGATGTTCTGGTAGATGCCGGCGGCCGTGGTGTTGGCGGTCGAATAGAGTGCCGAGCCGAACAGGGCGCGGGTGATGCCGTGTAGCGTCGATTTGCCGACGCCGGCGCCGCCGGTGGTAAACACGATCGGCCGCACCTCCAGCGCTCCGCCCATGAAGCCGGTTGCCAGCCATCCGAGATAAAGGATCGGGTCGAGATACGGCCGCTCCCAGCTCCATGTCTTGAGGTCGGCGAGCAGCTGGTGGGCCGGGCTGTCGCGCCAGTCCACCGGGCTTTGCCAGGGGCTGAGGATCGCGCTGTCCTTGGCATAGAAATAGCCCATATATTCGGCTGGCTTTGCCGACTGGATCTCGGCCACCTTGCCGTTGATCGCAGGCGGCATCGCCCACAGCCGGTCGCCGCTATGCCAGATGAATTGCCCATCCGGCGTTTTCCAGCCGCCACGGCCGCGCTGCTGCTCGCTGGGATCGAAGATGCCTCGCCGCCCGGCTTCGGAGATCAGCGCGGCGACGCATTTGTCGCGCTCCAGCCGCTTGACTTTTGGGGGTATCGGCTCGCCGTGCTCATCAGTGCCCTCGGCCTTGCCAAAGGCCGGCCAGGCCCATAGCGGATAGTTGGGGCAGGGTGCAAACAGCATCATCATGGTGGGATGATCCCAGCGCTCCACCGCATGCAGCACGCCGGTGGCACTGACGATATAGACCACGCCGTTTTTCATGCCGAGAACCCGCACCGGGCATTCAGGCGGCATGCCGTTCCAGGGCGCGCCCTCCCATTGGCCGGGCTTGATGCCGCCATAGCGGGCAAGGCTCGGCTCCGGATCGTCATGCGGCCTGTCATCCTCGAGGCGGCGCTGCGCGTCGAGAAAGATGGCGCGGATCGCCTTGCTGCCAGTCTGGGTCTTGATCTGTTTTGCCATCGATGCACTGTCTGTTGGGATACAAAAAAGGCGGCGCGGACGCCGCCCTATTCAGGCGCGGGCCCATCGCTCACCAGGTATCGAACGCGCCGTCGATCGGCTCCAGCGTCGTGTCCTCGATCGGCACCGGCACCGGCGCCGGCTTGGCGAGGTCTGCTGCCGCCTTGCGCGCCGTCTCGAGGATCAGCGCCTGGTGCGCGTCCAGCCTGCGCAGCACATGGGAAAAGATATCGAGCACGACGGTTTCCAACGGCTCGAGCGTGCCGTTGTCGCGATGTCCCTTGAGAAACAGCTGCTGGCCAAGCACGGCAGGCGTCGCCCGATCGCCGATCTGGCGGATCAGCGCTTTAAGATCGTCGATCGCCTTTGGCGTAAACAGGCGGCTCCCGAAATCATGATACATGTCCGGATCGTCGATGAACGGCCGGGCGGCCCAGCCTGCAGCCTCAACCGCGCACATGACGCGCACAAGGCTGGGGTGCAGGTTCGGTTCCGCGTCGTCGTCATCGGCGTCTATACCCTCGGCAACCGGATCGATGGTCCCGGCTGGGTTGGCCTGAAGTCCGGCTAGCAGATAAGCCAGGGCGTCGGCAGCATGGCCGGCGTCCGGACCAGCTGTGCCGTCCGCATCGATGCCATCGGCAACCGGATCGACGGTTTCAGTTTTGGCATGCCAGATCCAAGGCTCCGGAATGGGATCGCCATCCGCAAGCGGTTCGCCATCCGGGCCGGTGTAGCTCTCGCGCCCCGGTCCGCAGCATTCGGCATGGATAAATCCACCATCCATGTCATTGTAGACCGGATCGCCATCCTCGATTTTCTCTCCGCATGCGATGCAGATCGGCTCCGCGTCATCGGCGTCTATGCCATCGGCAACCGGATCGATCGTCACAACCGGATCGGCAGCACCGGCAACGTCTGCCAGCGCTGCAGCTTCGTGGGCGGGATATTCGCCAGGCTGCGGGCCAGACGCGCCAGTCCCGGCATCCGCCAGCGACGCGCCCGCCGGGTCCAGTGCGATGCCGCCCGTGCCATCGCTCCCGGCCGCGATCCCTCTCGCATCGCCTGCCGGATCTGCGCCGGCCATTCCGTCGCGCCCCGCGTCACCATTTTCAGCCGGTCCGCTCTCAGCCGCCGCAAGCGCGCTGCCCGCTTCCGGCTGTTCTGCTGCTGATTCTTGCGCATGTGTTTTTCTCCTGCTCATGTTCATCGTCCTTGTTGGTTGGGGGGGTGGCGGGTGGCCTAAATGGCGGCGGGTGGCTTGACGATCTGCCAGTCGTCGGCAAGCATGTCGGCCTGGCTGGCCAGCCACGGAACGACGTATCCCTGCGCGGTCTTCATATCGATATGGCTGTGATATTCGACCTGCGTGCCTTCGCCCATGATCGACAGCAGCGGTTCCCGGTTGACGGTAAAGGTGCTGCCGCCGACCAGAAACAGAAACATGCCCTTGCCGTTCCAGCCGGCGCGGGCCACGCGCTGGCCTTCTTTTAGCGCTGCAATTGCATGGCCGAACGACATGGCGTCGAGCGGCTGATAGCTGGCTTCGAACACATCCTTGGGCGACCAAGATATATAGCCGTCCGCATATTTGACGGCATATCCATCTTCAGCCGGCAGGCCCTTAGGGTTGCTGCGCTGGCGCCATGCTGTAATGCGTTTGGTGCCGTAATAGTCCTGCTTCATGCTCATTCTCCTACGTAATCCTGCATGCCCAATGCCTGCAGGTAGAGGTTCAGAATGGTGTTTTCTTCGCGCACCTGGTCGCGATCGCGCCGGCGTAAGGCCACCACCTTCTTGATGATTTTCGCGTCATAGCCGCGGCCCTTGGCCTCGCCGTAGACGTCGGATTTGTCGGCATTGATGTCCTTGATCTCTTCTTCGAGCCGCTCGATGCGCTCGATGAACTGGCGGAGTTCCGTGCCGGCTTGGGAATTGTCGCCGATCTCAGCGCTCATCGCGGTCCTCCGCATTGGCTTCGGAGTTCCGGAGTGCGGCATCGCGCCCGTGCTGGAGATATCCGCAGCGGTAGGCATTAAGCCAGACCGCATCCATAAGGGCGGATACGCCCCATTCTTTCGCCCGACTGCACAGATCTTCCGGCATGCGCTGGTAGGCAGCAGCGTCGAGCGCAAGCGCTTCTGCGTTGCGTCGCTCATGACGTCGACGGCGCTCGAGCTCGCTTTCGACCTCCGTTTGCTTGCCCCAGAACATATCCATGATGTTGTTGCGATCGGCCATCACTCGCCCTCCGGCTTAGCGGCCGCGCGGTCCAGTCGTTCGATTTCGGCGATGATCAGCGCACCGGCCTTGACCAGATCGCGGCGCCGATCGGTCGGCTTCCACCATTCTATCGGCCACGGCCAAAAGTCGCCCATGCCGGCACCGCCGAGGGCGTAGCAGATGGCAGCGCGAGACAATTCATCGTTGCGGTATGCGTCGTCATGCGCGGCGTTAAAGCCCTCAATCTTCTGCTGGCGCTGGCGCTCCGCCAGCACGTCCCGCTCAGCCGGAGTTATTTCGTCGATCAAGGCTTGTCTTTCGTCCAGCGCCTGCTTTGCCACAGTGTAGTCGGATACAGCGGCATTATAGAGTTCAGTGACCATGATGTGATCGTTATGATCAGCATTGCGAAGCTGCTGGTCTAGATCTGCAAGGGCGGCGCTTGCCTCACTCACCACCGGCTCATAGGCTTCGCTGCCCTCGGTCGTGCCTGACGGCCGGTTAAGCGCCACCAGTATTTCGCTGATGGTCATCGGTTGTCCATCACGCAGAATTGCCGCGCCGTCTCCGCATACGCCTTCGGTATAGTCTGGCACAGGGGTGGGGGCGGCTTTCGATGCCGAAACGACCACGTCGCAAAGCTTGTCAAAATCGACGCCCTTCATGACGACCGTTGAAGTCATGCCGGAACTGATATCAACGGCTCCATTAGATATTTTTGCAAAAGCATTCATGGCCACGTTGCTTTGTATGCTGCAAAAACTAATCGCCACTTTTGTGCCGTCGGGATAGGCGGCCCGCTCATATTCCACGCCGCCCTCGAAAGGCTTGGTCGACCATTTGCGGATCCGCTGGTCGCCATAGTCCGGCGCCATGTCGCCGGTGACGAACTGGATAAAGACCCGCTGGCTCATAGTTTGGGTCCTTTCATGATGGCGGCGCGGACCTCAACGCCGAGCGTGACATGCCTCGTCTCCGCGCAAATGCGGTATGCTGTGTTCGCACACCGCTCACGCTCCGCAAGAATGGCGATAGCGATATGATCTGATTGCCCAATCCGATCGTTTGCGAAACCCATTGCGCGCCAGCACTCCCGTGCCACCTTCAAGATATTGGTAGGTATGTCGCTCATCACTCTTCTCCTCGTGCCAGATCGTTGAAATCATCCCCGACAATGCTGGCGATCACCTCGAGCGGCTTGCCCGCTGCCGCAAGCGTTGCCAGCACCGTGTCCAGCTGCTTTTGCGCCTGGACATTGCCGTCGTTGTTATCGCGGGCGACAATGATGGCGCTGATGCAATCGAGCCCGACCGGCGCATTGGCCATGTTCGACAGGCTGCCAGCGGCCCAGACGCGGGCTTCCGGTATTGCTGCCGCCAGCGACAGCCCGGTCTCGATCCCCTCGCACAACACAAGCGGATGCGCATGCACCGCCCGTTCCGGCGGAACACCTTCCGGCCCCTGCGCGATGCGGATCACCGCGCCGCGCGCCTCGCCGAGCATTAGCTTTGAGGCGTTTTCCTTGCCGAGCGAAATCTTCACCGGTCGCACCGGGTCCAGAAACGTCACATGCACCGCCGCCAGCACGCCGGTCGGCCCGCGCATCGCGCTGTGGATGGCCGGATAGAGCGGGCCGTTGGCATGCTTGAAGCGCCTGCCATCGGCGTCCTTGCCGTATTCCGCCAGCCGCCAGTATTCGCTGGCTGGATGAAAACGGAATGTCTCGCGGTCCATCTGTGGCACGGCCACCAGCCCGCATTGCCGGCTGGTCAGATAGGCCAGTGCATGTCGCTCGGCCGCACCACCGGCACCGAACGGTTGCGCGTCCATGAATTTCCTCCCGGCATGGGCGATCGTGCGCAAGCGGTCCTGCTCGGCGCGGTCGTCGCTTTCGCGTTTTTGGACCTTCACACGTTCGTCCAGCGCCCGCCGCTCGGCTGGGCTCATCGTCTGCAGCCCGAGAAAATCACGTGCCCAGACCATCGCCTGGCGGAAATCGCATTGCTCGACATACTGGATCAGCCCGAGCACATCGCCCTTGTCGCCGCTCCGCCAGTCCTTCCAGGCGCCGGCATCGCGGTCGAGACCGACCTTGAGCTCCGGCGTCGAATGATTATGATCTGACGTCACCGGATTGTAGGCCACCCATAGCCGCCCGTGCCGGCCGCACTGGCGATCGGTAGCCGGAAGCAGTTTTCGGCACAGATCCTCGATCCGGCCCTTGAGCAACAGCTTCACCTGGTCGCGGTCGTTTTCCATTAGCGGCCCCTCGAAGCGAAGGCGCTGCAGTCGTTGCTCTGCACAGTCTCGCGCATGGCATCACAGCACAAACGGCAAAAGTAGAATGTCATTCGCAACTTGCTGTCACGATCGACTTCGGCGCGGGCGCGGACACGTTCTCCGGCAACGATGTCATCACCGCAATGGACGCATTCATGGGCAGTGCGTGTTGTGAGAAAATAATCGCGCAAAACCACAACATGCCCTTCTTCAAAAGGCCATGGTTCAAAGCAAAGAACATCCTGATCAAACAGATCCATCTGCCCCCCCCTTGCGGCGATATTTATAGCGGCGTCGGGCAAGGCCCTCGGGCGGCGTCGCCCTCGGGCCTTCTCCGCTCAAATCAGTCACAGCGGACTGATTTGCCGCCGGCTTTGCCGTCGTCGCGTGCGAAGTCATCCGCTCACCGCCATTTCCAGCATGGCAAAGATCTGCTCGAGCGCCGGATCGTCGCGCCGCACCTCGATCTTCTGCATGGCGATGGTGATCGCCGGTTGGGATACGCCGGCGGCGCGCGCCACTTCGGCATTCGAAAGCCCCAGCACCGCATGCAGCATGTAGCAGGCAATGGCGCGCATCCTTGAAATCTCCATCCATTTCGGGTCGGCCGTGGCTTTCGCCTGCGGGTCGTGGGCCATCACGGTGGCCAGGTCCATGTCCGCCAGCATCGCCAGCTGCCCCAGCACCAGCCGGAACAGCATCTGAGATTTCACCGGCTTTTCGCCGCGCCGCGCCGCCGAAAGGCCGGCGACAAGGCGGGCGATCGTGGCGGCCTTTGGCACCTGGGCGCCGCGCCGGATGCGGAAATAGTTGCTCTCGGTAATCCCGGAGGCGGCACACAGCCGCGCCATCGGTATGGCGTGGCGTTTGCGCTCCTGCTCGATCTCAACAATGGTCATTTGCCCCTCAGCTTTTGGGGCCTACGCAAAACAACAGGCCATGCAATTCAAAGTTCTGTCGCCTCGACTGCCCGAAAACCGGCAATCGCCAGCATCTGCAGCCTGAGCGGATTGTCATGCGTCACCAGTCCGGATTTGCGCACCGCCCGCGCCAGCACCAGCTCACATTCCAGATAGTCGATGCCGGCGACAAAACCGGCACAGTGCAGCCGGTTGCGGATCGTCATCGAATAGGTGATCAGGATCGCCAGCGGACAGGCCAGCAGCCACCGGGCCCGGGCGGCATCGTCGATGGCTTCGGCCAGTTGCTCGATGATCGGCAAAAGCGGGTTCATCATTTCACCCCGATCATGATCTGGTTGGTCTGCAGCTGGCGGTTATAGGCTTCGACCACGGCCCGGCAGAGATTGAGCACCGCGTCGCCGCCGGAAATCTTGCGCAGCATCTCGGCATCCGCCGTCAGCAACGGCCGGTTCTTGCCTCTGAGTTTTTCCACCATCCGTTCGACATCGATGGTCTTGCGGTTGTTGCGATAGATCCGCGCCAGCGCGATAATCAGCGATCCGTTGAGTGCTTTCGTGTCCTTTGGCCAGGCAGACCTCAGCGTCAGCAACGCCTGCACCGTGGCCTTGTCGCCATAAAGCCGGATGGCCTTGGCGAGCGCGCTGACCGCCGATGTGCGGTTCGGTGCCGGCGAATGTGTGCCCGCCGCCACGATCTCGCAACCGGCGTCCTCGAGCACGGCGCAAATCACCATCATCTGTTGGTCGCCAGCCTCTATGCCGGCATGGTAGCGTTCCACCGTCGTCACCGTCGTTCGGTTGACATTGACGCCGATAAAGGCGCTGGCCTCGCTATAGGCTTCCTCGAACGCCACGATCGCCGCCGGCACTTGCGTAATCGCCGGATGCTGGCGCGCCGCCTCGACACGATGCTGCCCGTCAAACACGGTAAACGATCCGTCCTCATGCTCGGCCAGCATCACCGGCTGGAAATGCGACCAGGTGAAGTCGCGCAGGATCTGCGCCACCCGATTTTTCTTCAGCGCCCGCTGATAATTGTCGTCGACGCGGATGGATTTGACATCGACCCATTCCAGCCGGGACTTTTCCCCGATATCGAGATTGATGCTCACAACAAACGCTCCTGTTCTTCCCGTAGTGGCGGGTCGTTGCGGTGGGCTTCGCGCCAGTCGCGAAGCGCTGCGAGATCGGGCCAGCCGTTGCCGGGCCGCAAGGTGATGGCGACGCGGCCGTCGTGGCGGTCGTAACGCGCAAATTCGGCACCTTGCCAGCCGGCGTCTCTGGCACCCGAGATCAGGTATTCCAGCAGCTCGGCATGAAAGGCGGTGTTCTCGTCCGCCGTCTGCGGCGCCAGCCCGCCCGAGGTGATTTCCAGCGCCGTGCTGTCCGGGTTCATGGCTGCCTCGAAAGCTCGCGGCCGTCACGCAGGATCCGGCAGACCTCGTGTTCCGGCAGGCCCAGAAGCTCGCCGATCGTGAACGTATCCTTGCCTTCGGCCCACAGCGCCATGACGCGGGCCCGGCGCGATTGTTCGGTCAGGTCGGGCTCGCCGCAAAATTCGTCGATATACACATAGGCTTTGGCGGTAAGAGCCACCGGCGCGGGGCGCGGCTTACCTTCTTCCACTGTTCTTGCGTTTCCATCGGCGTCGATTGCCCGCCATGTGTCTTCACTCGGCTGCATGGCGTACCTCGTCGACAACGGCGACGCCGCGTTCTTCCGCGATCGCGTCCAGCGCCGCCCACAGCTTGCGCCGAATGCGCGGCATCGGCTCGCGGCCTTCCTGCTTGGCTTTGGAATAGGTGCCCTCGTTGACATCGGCCATGCGGCACAACTCGACCTGTTTTACACCGAGTTTTTCCCGCTTAGCGTCAATCTCGAAAAACGAATGTTCTTTCATTTTTCACATTCCTCTTGATTTTTCACATGCTCGTGTGATTTGGTGTGAAAAGTCAAGTGGAGTTTTTCGTTTTGCGTATGCTTGGAGCAGCTGCTTTATCTCAGCGCATGGACACATTGCGCGATAGGCAGCTCGCCTGGCTCCGGCACATCGAGAAGACGACCGGCAAGAAGCGCACGGAGATCGCGCGTGCTGCCGGGTTCGATCCATCGACACTGTCCAAGTTCGTGCACAATGCCGAGGGTCACACGCTGACCCCGAAGATCATCCAGCGCATTGAAGACACGTTTCGCATTCCCGCTTACGAGAACAATACTATCCCGTTTCAGCAGTCCTTCAGTGAGGAGGAGGCGCGGCCGTATCTTCTAGACCGCGATACGGCTAACCCGCTCGAGCTGGCGCTGAAGGATATCGTCTCGCGCTCCAATGCCATTGATCTCTGGGTGCTGAAAACGCAGGCGCTCACCTCGCTCGGCTATATGCCGGGCATGGTCGTGGTTGTGGATCGCGAGGCCAAGCCGCGCAACGGCGATGCCGTCGTTGCCCAGAAATACGATTTTCGGCGCGGCACTGCCGAGACAATCTTTCGGCTGTGGCGGACGCCCTATCTGATGTCAGCGTCATTGGTTGGTGAACCACTGCTGCCGGAAATCGTCGACAATGAAAAGCTGGTCATCATGGGCGTCATCACCGGCGCTTGCCACATTCGCCACTAGGCCGGACCTGCCGTTTTCAGAATGTCGCAAAATGACTGCGCGCACTTAATTTACGCACTGGCGCATAAAAAACTTTAAAAATATTTTCGCATTTAACTTACGCACTAGCGTTGCCCGGGTCGCATTTACGGGACGCACTGGCGCGCCGCTTTTTCAAAAAAAATATCCGCATTTAACTTACGCACTGGCATTGCCCGGGTCGCATTTACGGGACGCACTGGCGTGGGGCTGCGATCACTATTTTCCACTCGCCCATCAATTTCATATGATTTTCATTTTTTCATTTGATTTTCACATGAAATCGCGCCATGTTTTCACACGTACTGATTTGCAACGGAGGGATGCATGACCATCGCCACACTCACACAACACCAGGTCGCCGCCCTGCTGGGCTGGTCGGAGATCCACTTTGCCCGCAAGGTCAAACATCTGGTCGAAAGCTGCGGCTTCCCGGCGCGCCTGCCGGGCGGCAATTACTATGCCTTGGCCATCGACGTCTGGATGGCCCGCATGTCGGGCATGGAAATACCGGACGCCGATGTGCTCGCCGCCCAGCGCGCCGCACTCGCCAGCCACTATCAGGAAAGGACGGCGGCATGAGCACGGTTCATTATGAGATCGAGGCGTCTGTCGCGGAGTTTCTTCGTCATGCCAGGGAGTTCAAAACGCCGGATGATGCCGCGCCTTCGTCCGTCATTGCCAATCGTCATATCGATGTCGCGGCCAGCCTGCTGCGGATGACGCTGATCGAAGCCAACAACGGTACACCCCTCGAGGAAATACTCGGTGGCGTCGCTGATATCGTTGTCGAGTTTCTGCACAACGTTGTCGAACCTCACAACAGGCCAGATAAGATCGTGCTTGTAAACAGCTTCTTCGTGCAGATGGCAGAAGGTCTGCAGCAGGCGCTTAATGGCGGCGGCTACACCAGTAGCGGCTCCGAGATTTACACTGTTCAGGGAGGGCGGGCATGATCGCGCTGGCCGACAATCCTGTTGTCACCGATCCGATGAAGACCCTTTCGAAGATCCAGCGCGAGGCGCTGATCGCGGTCGATTTCTACCGCAACCAGCGCCGCGCCGGCGGCTACTGGATGATCGGGCAAAAGCGGTTTTCCACCATCACCATCACCAAGCTTTGCGAGCTCGGCATGATCCGCCGCGCCGATCGCGGCTTTAGCGTCACCACGGCGGGTCATGTCGCCATCACCAGATTGAAGGGACGAGGCATATGAGCACCATTCGCGCCTGTGACGATGCGCTTAACGAATTCTCCCGCCTCTGCGATCGCGTTGCCGAGGAGCTGACCGCGCTGCGCGCCGAGATCGCCGATTACGACGACATCATGCAGCGCCGCGCCCGCGCGATCTCCCAGGGCACCGCCTTTGTCTATGAGGCTGCGGCGGCGCTCAAGGAAGTCCGCGAGGGCAAGACGCTGCTCGAGCTGATGCGGCCGGATGCCGCAAGGCGGGATATCGTTCTGGTCGATGCCGATCGCTTCAAGGCATCGCTGGTCGAGCAGGTCGGCGCGGAATGGGCGGCGAAGCTTCTGGGCGACACAAGGCCCGAAGTGGTGCTGACCAGATCCGGCGATATCGAAACCCGGATCGACGACAAGCCGCTCGACGAGATCAGCGGTTTCCGGAGGGTCCAATGAACTGCGGCGCCGATTTCTGGACCATCGTCGCCGGCGCCATCAGCGTCTTCTGCTGCGGCTTTCTCTTCGGCCTGATGGTGATCGCCATCGTCTGGAGCGGCAGGGGAGAACGGCCATGAAGTGGATTGCACTGATCCCCTGCCTTGTTTGCGTCGGCGTCGCCGGCTGGCTTGCCATAGCTGGCAACAGCGCATGGGTCTGGTTTCTGCTGGCGGGCGTTGTGCTGGCAGGCGTAGCGAGCCAGATGGACGAACCCTGAATTTTGAATTGCCGCCGCTCCGCCGTCCTCTCCGGTGCCGGGCAGCAGCAAGTGCGAGCGGTCTCCAGTAGGGCGGACCGGCCGCTCGCACATCTCTCCCAGGGCGGCGGTTGCTCCCCGCTTCCCGCCATCCGGCCCGGCCGGACAACTGCCCGGCCGCCTGCGTTTCAGCGGCCGGGCATTTTTATTTCAATCAGGAGATCATCGATGCCGATCAAAGCCGAGAAGCGCCACCTCTATCCGGGCGGCGGCACACATTCGAAAGAATGGAAGGCGTTTCGCAACGAGCTGCTTACGCGGGCCGGTCATCGCTGCGAGGGCACGCCACAGTTTCCGGCCTGTCGAGCCGTCAATCACCAGCCGCATCCGGAGACCCGTTCCAAGGTGGTGCTGACGATCGCGCACATGGATCACGATGAGACGCATGCCGATCCGGAGCGCTGCCGGGCGCTCTGCCAGCGTTGCCATCTCAACTGGGATAGAGACCACCATAGGGCCACGCGGGAGCGCACCAGGCGGGCAAGA